TGTTACTATCACAACATGGCAGTCTGTATATAATTTAGATCGTTCTTTCTTTGAAGATTATAATGTTATTATAGGGGATGAAGCACACCTGTTCAAGTCGAAGTCATTAATATCTATAATGACTAAATTACATCATGCAAAATATAGATTTGGATTTACTGGAACTTTAGATGGAACTCAAACTCATAAATGGGTGTTAGAGGGATTGTTTGGTCCATCCTATAAAGTAACCAAAACAGATGAGTTGATGAAGCAAGGACATTTATCTCAATTAGATATTCAATGTATCATCTTAAAACATCCTGAAAGGAAATTTGAAACATACCAAGATGAAATAGAATATTTAATTACACATGAACAAAGAAATAAATTTATAAAAAATCTTACAATTGATTTGAAAGGTAACACATTGGTTCTGTTTTCACGAGTGGAAGCACATGGGAAAGTTCTTTACGAAATGATAAATAGTAAAAAAGGTGATCGTAAAGTATTCTTTATTCACGGTGGTGTTGATGCTCAAGAAAGAGAGCAAGTAAGAGAAATCACTGAAACTGAGAATAATGCAATTATTGTTGCTAGTTACGGAACTTTTAGTACTGGAATCAATATAAAAAGGTTGCACAATGTTATTTTTGCTAGTCCTTCCAAATCTAGAATAAGAAACTTACAATCAATTGGTAGGGTTCTTAGGAAAGGTAAAGATAAAGTGAAAGCAACTCTGTATGATATTTCTGATGATTGTACTTATAGATCAAAAAAAAATTACACTCTAAATCATTTTATCGAAAGAATAAAAATTTACAATGAAGAAAATTTTAATTATGAAATAATCACAATTAGGATACGCTAATGATAGAAGACGACTTTTTTGCTACAGTTAAATTAGGAACAGGTGAGGAAATATTTGCCAAGGTTGCTGCCTCTGACGAGGATGATAGAACAATGTTGATATTACATAGTCCCATTATAATAGAGGCAATAAAAGGAAAAACAGGAACTATTGGATATAAAGTAGAACCATGGTTAAAAACAACAAAGGATGATATGTTCATAATCAACATGGATAATATTATTACATTATCTGAATCAAATGATATAGAAATGATAATGATGTATGAAAGATATGTTAGAGATGTAGAGGATGATAAGGAAAGTAAATCTAAAATAAGTCGAAAGATGGGTTATATATCTAGTGTAAATGAGGCAAAAGTAATTTTAGAAAAAATATTTAAAAATAGTAATAGTAATACTAGTAACTAATATATCTCTTGCACTTCCACAAAGTTATTGTAATGGTAATTTGAACACTTGTCAAGTATCTTTATAAATGTTATACTATATACATATTAGTGATAAAAACTCATGCTAAAGCCAGGAACCATGGCAAGACGTAAAAGGTCTGAGCACTATGTAAATAACAAAGAGTTTCTCGCTGCCTTGATTAAGTATAGAGAGGACGTTGAGATTGCTAGATTACAAGATAAAACAAAACCAGTAATACCAAGGTATATTGGAGAGTGTTTTTTAAAGATTGCAAATCACTTATCATTCAAACCAAACTTCGTAAACTACATGTTTAAGGAGGATATGATATCTGATGGTATTGAGAATTGTGTTCAGTACATTCACAACTTTGATCCAGCAAAATCTAAGAATCCTTTTGCATATTTTACTCAGATCATTCATTATGCTTTTCTTCGTAGAATACAAAGAGAGAAAAGACAATTAGAAATTAAAAATAAAATTTTAGAAAAATCAGGTTACTCTGAAGTTTTTGATGATAGTAATAAGATTGACGGAGACAATTATTCCGACTATAATTCAATCAAAGATGCTGTACATTCAAAACTTCGTAATTAATGAAGATTGCTATCATAACTGATCAGCACTTCGGAGCAAGAAAAAATTCTAAACTTTTTCATGATTATTTTCTGAAGTTCTATAATAATGTTTTCTTTCCCACTATAGAGAAAGAAGGTATCACTACGATTATCGATATGGGTGATACTTTTGATAGTCGGAAGGGAATAGATTTTTCTGCGTTAACGTGGGCAAAAGATCACTATTTTGATCGTTTGCAAAAAATGGGTTGTATGGTTCATAGTATTGTTGGAAATCATACTGCTTATTATAAAAATACAAATGATATAAATGCAATAGATCTTTTATTACGTGAATATAAAAATGTAAAAGTATATTCAGAGACAGTTCCAATACTGATCGATAATTTAAGTATTCTTCTTGTTCCATGGATTAATCAGGAAAATCAAGAAAAAACTTTAGCGATGATTAAAAAATCTAAATCTCCTGTTTGTATGGGGCATTTAGAACTTCAGGGATTTAAAGTAAATGATTATGTTGTAATGGATCATGGGTTTGATATTAGTCCATTTAAAAAATTTAAAAAAGTATTTTCTGGACATTTTCACACAAGATCCACTCAAGATAATATTTCATATCTAGGAAATCCTTATGAAATATATTGGAATGATTGTGCAGACACAAGGGGATTTCATTTATTTGATACAGAAACCTTAGAAGTTATACCAGTAAATAATCCATATAGATTATTTTATAAAATTTATTACAAAGACACTGATTATCAGTTATTTGATGCGAGAGAGTTAGAAAATAAAATAGTAAAAGTTATTGTAAAACAAAAATCAGATACTAAACAGTTTGAAAAATTTATTGATAAACTATATGCTACTAATGTAGCAGAATTAAAAATAGTAGAAAATTTTGAATTTAGTGGTTGGTATGATAAGAATGAGTCTGATATGTATGAATCTGAGGATACCATGTCTATTTTAAATCGTTACATAGATGAATCAGAAGTAAACTTAGACAAATCTATTGTTAAAAAAATGATTGGTGAAGCTTATCAACAAGCATGTGAGATGATATAATGTTTATCTTAACAATCACAGGAAAAGAAAAAGAGGGTGCGTATTCAGTAGAGGATGAAAGTGGTGTTCGGATTCTATATCTTTTTGAAGAAGAGGATGATGCTGAAAGATATGTTATGATGTTAGAAGATGAAGATTATCCAGAAATGACTATTATGGAAGTTGATGATAATTTAATAATTAAAACCTGCGAATATCATGGATATGATTATACAATTATAACATCTGATGATATCGTAATACCACCAAAAATTAATCATGATATTATTTGAAAACATACGCTGGAAAAACTTTTTATCAACTGGCAATCAATATACTGAAATAAATTTAACCGCTAATGACACAACATTAATTATTGGTGCAAATGGTGCAGGTAAAAGCACGATATTGGATGCGTTGACTTTTAGTCTATTTGGAAAATCATTTCGTAAGATTACTAAATCTCAATTAATAAATTCCACTAATGAAAAAGACTGCGTTGTTGAGGTAGAATTTTCTATTGGATCTGTAGGGTGGAAAGTAAGAAGAGGAATAAAACCAGCAATATTTGAAATCTATAAAAATGATAGTTTATTAGATCAGTTCTCTTCTGCTAATGATCAACAAAAATGGTTAGAGCAAAACGTAGTAAAGATGAATTATAAATCTTTTACTCAGATTGTAATTTTAGGGAGCAGTGCTTTTGTTCCTTTCATGCAATTGTCTAGTCCTAATCGTAGAGAAGTGATAGAGGATCTTTTAGATATTAAAATTTTTTCTTCGATGAATAATATTTTTAAAGAAAAAATTAGATCAATTAAAGAGGAAATAAAAGTTCTTAATCTTAAAAAAGAATCTTTAAATGATAAAGTTTCTATGCAAAAAAGTTTTATTGCAGAGATAGAGAATAGAAGTAAAGAAAATATAGAAGAAAATAAAAAGAAAATGAGATCGATAGGTGATGAGATTTGTGTGTTAATTATGAAGAATGAACATACAGAGGATCATGTATTTGGACTTACTGAAGAACAAGAGAAAGTAATGGGTGCTACAGAAAAGTTACGTGAGTTCGGAAATATCAAAGGCAAAATATCTCAAAGAGTATCCTCTATTACTAAAGAACATAAGTTTTTCACAGAACATACTGTTTGCCCTACATGCACACAATCTATAGATGAAGACTTTAGAATAAATAAAATTAACGATGCTCAAACTAAAGCAAAGGAGTTGCAATCTGGTTATCAAGAACTAGAGGAGGCAATTAAAAAGGAAGAAGAGCGAGAGCATCAATTCATAACTTTATCTAAGGAGATTACTAACCTAACGCATGGCATTTCTAAAAACAATACTCGGATCGCTGGATATCAACGACAGCAGCAAGATCTGGAATCGGAAATTCAAACAATTACCGAGCAACTTGCAAATAGAAATACTGAGCATGAGAAATTAGAATCTTTTCAAAATAAGTTAGCAGAGACATACGAGGCATTAGCCTCTAAAAAAGATTCCATAAGTTATCACGATTTTTCATATAGTTTATTGAAAGATGGTGGAGTTAAATCTAAAATAATAAAAAAATATCTTCCATTAATAAATCAGCAAGTTAATAGATTCTTGCAGATGATGGATTTTTATATCAACTTTACTTTGGATGAGGAGTTTACTGAAACAGTTCAATCTCCTATCCATGAAGATTTTTCATACGCTTCATTTAGTGAAGGAGAAAAAATGCGTATTGACTTAGCACTTCTATTCACATGGAGGGAGGTTGCTAGATTTAAAAATTCTGTTAATACAAATCTTCTTATTATGGATGAAGTATTTGATAGTTCTTTGGATGGTTTTGGAACAGAGGAGTTTTTAAAGATAATAAAATATGTAATTCAAGATGCAAACGTTTTTATAATCTCACACAAAACTGGAATGGAAGATAGATTTAGTAATATAATTAAGTTTGAGAAAGTGAAAGGATTTAGTAGGATGTTAAATTAATGCCAACTTTTAAACATATACCATCTGGTAAAAGATTTTTCTTTGCTCATATACCCAGAACTGCAGGTAGATTTGTTGAAGCAAATTTTCTTAAATTGAATAATATGTCATGGGATGATGTGCATTTGGATAATGGAAACGGAATAATGTCTGTTGTTCATGGATTAGAAATAGCACATTATCATAAAGAACATTATGAAAAATATTTGGATGTTAAAAATATTCCACATTTTTCCATTGTTAGAAATCCGATTACTAGATTTATTTCAGGATCCCTTTATTTAAAAAGAGTTTATGGTGATGATATTCAAGAGTTGATGGAAGATCCCATGATGTTTTCGTCAATGATTCAAAATATGCCTTTTGAGGAAAAAGACTCTTGGTATAGACCTCAATCAGAATTTATGACTGATAATACTAGAGTATGGAAGTTTGAAAATGGTATCAGTAAAAACTTCTTTTCTTGGTTGAGTGATATAGTGGATATTGATTTAAAGTTTGATGATAATGTAGATTATCCAGTTGAAGATGATGAATATGATAAATCAACCAGACTAAAACCAACACCAAAACTAATTAAAAATCTTAAAAAAATCTATAAAAAAGATTTTGAGTTGTTCTATCCAGATGAATAAATATTTCATATCGTTAAGATTGGTTAACTGATATGATTTTAGAAGATGCTTGTTACTCATTAAAACTAGAATGTGCTTTAAGAGATCTTGGGTTTGTTGATGTTGGGTGGAAATGCGTTGCACATGCGGGTATATTTTTTGTACAACCCATGGGTATACCAGATGACCCTGAAGGAGATCTTTTAGGTTTTTCTGTCTCTATCCCCTATACAAAAGATCATAGGAAGATTAGACTATTATCAACAGCAAAAAAGGCGTTGGACTACGCCATGGGAACATGAACACACCTAACTGGCAGCATCATTCCAATAAGGAAAAGAAACGAAAACTTAGACCACAAGCACTACGATCTTCAAAAGAAAAGCGTAGACACTTGATAAACCGTCTGACTGTGAAGAAACAGAGGCGGTTTTCGAGTATCATGGGTATATCAAAGAGAAACACAGATGGCAGTACAGCAAGAAATCAAGTCACAACTAGCAAAGTTGCTTGCTACTGAGGACATTGTAGTTGAGCATAAGCATATTGAAACAGCACAGTTCAACGTAGATACTCGTGTGTTGATTCTTCCTATATGGGAGAAAGCAAGCAATGATGTATATGATATGCTTGTTGGGCATGAGGTTGGGCATGCGTTGTTCACTCCTAATGAAGATCCTCCAAAAAACATTCCTCACCAGTTTATGAATGTAGTTGAGGATGCGAGAATTGAAAAGTTGATGAAAAGAAAATATCTAGGAATTGCAAAATCCTTTTATAGAGGATATAATGAAATGTATCAGAATGATTTCTTTGAATTAGATGGTAAAGATATTTCTAGTTTTAATCTTGCTGATCGCACTAATCTACATTTCAAGATTGGTTCTTTCCTTAATATACCTTTTTCAACTCCTGAAAAGGAGATTATCTCTTTAATACAAAATGCCGAAACGTTTACTGACACCATCACAGCAGCAGAAGCGTTATATAATTTCTGCAAGCAAGAGCAAGAAGAGCAAGAACAAGTTTCTCAAGCAACTGAGGGAGTTCAATCAAAAGTTTCTCCAGAATCCGATGGAGGTGATAGTTTACATTCTGGGAATAGTAACCCTGATAGCACTGGTGATACTGATTCTTCCATTTCTAACTCTGATAGCCATGCTCCTTTGGAAAGTGGGGACGGTGATACTGATAATTCTTCTGGGGGCAGCGATAATGATGCTCCTTTAGAACCTGAAGTTAAAACTGCAGATACATTATTTGGTAAGTTAAAAGATCTTACTGATAGGTTATCACCAGAGAATGTATATGTAGAAGTTCCTGAACTAAATCTTGATAGCGTTATTGTCTCTAATAAGATTGTTCATGATGTATGTGAGGATCATTATGCTATGGAAGCAGAAAGAAATGATGAGAAGTTGGCGGCAAGATCAAATGAAGGAATTCCTGTAGGGTTAGAATATCTATATCCTCCAACTACTTTCCATGTTCCAGATTCTGAATATGTTAAATTTAAAAGAGATTCTCAGAAAGAAGTTTCTTATCTAGTTAAAGAGTTTGAGTGCCGTAAGTCTGCCTCTGCTTATGCTCGTGCATCTACTTCTAGAACTGGAGTTTTAGATACAAGAAATCTTCATACCTATAAATTTAATGAGGATCTATTTAAAAAAGTAACTGTTCTTCCTGATGGTAAAAATCATGGATTGATTTTTATTTTAGATTGGTCTGGATCTATGTCTCATGTTCTTCAAGATACTTTGAAACAATTATATAATCTAATTTGGTTTTGTAAGAAAGTTCAAATTCCTTTTGATGTGTATGCATTTACTAGTGAATTTAGAAATAGATCAGATCTAACTTATCGTGAAAGTTCTTATGATAAACTAACCACACCAAAGTATCAGCACTGTGATAGAAAGGAGGGTTTTCTTCATGTAGACTCTGATTTTAGTTTAATGCATTTCTTCACCAGTCAATCAAATGTGAAGGAATTGGAAAAGCAAATGATTAATATATGGAGAACTGCTTTTGCATTTAGTAATCGAACTATTTACAATTATCCAGTTGAATTAGTTCTCTCAGGAACTCCATTGAATGAGACTTTAGTTGCTCTTCATCAAATTATTCCACAATTTCAGGAGAAAACTGGTGCTGAAAAAGTTCAGTGTATTGTTTTAACTGATGGTGAGGGACATCAACTTAACTATAATAATATGGTTGATCGTCATTGGGAGGATGAACCATTCTTGGGATGTTCTTCATGTCATGGAGATCGTTGTTTCTTGAGGGATCGTAAACTTGGTAGAACGTATAAACTTCCTGGTGGATATAGAAGATTTACTGATGCCCTATTAAGACATCTTCAAGATAAATTTGCATCCACCAATTTTATTGGTATTCGTGTTCTTGAAAGTCGTGACGCTAGATATTTTATTGGACATTATCATCCTTGGGAGGATAAGATAATGAATGATTGGAAAAAAAGCAGAACTTGCACTATTACCAACTCTGGTTATAATGCATACTTTGCTATTTCTGCTACATCACTCGCTCAAGATACTGAGTTTGATGTGGATGATGAAGCAACAAAAGCACAAATCAAAAGAGCATTTGTGAAATCCCTTAAGACTAAGAAACTCAACAAAAAAGTTCTTGGTGAATTTATAGAATTGGTGGCTTAATTATGACTATTAACGACAACATAAAAATTACCATAGATCTTAATGATGTGGTAGAAACGAGGGCAAAACTCTTGTCTCAATATGAGGATTACTCAAATGCTGTAGCATCTGGTGAGTATCTTGATGGAGAGGATATAGATAGAATTGCAGTTAAACTAAGAGAAACTATCACTTGGGATGCACTTTGGTTTATGGTGGATGGTGCTATCCTAGATTATATGGGTTTAAAAGATCCAAACAAAGCCCACTATGGTGAGACTGCTGGTGATGAACCTGCCCTTACTTATGAGAAAAACAGACAACAATTTAAGATGGTTAAATTAGAATCACCATCATGGACAATTGAGGTTCCTGTGAGGAAGAAAAAATGAATATGAATAATGAAACAAAGTTAGTATTTGCCTTAGAACACACTGCTCATCTATCAGATTTGATAGAGGGTAATGAATATGAGCATCATTTAAGAGATGCTTTAAGCACTCTTGATTTTGAATTTAAAAGGCAATTGAAATTAGAAAGAAATCGTAAAGAGAACATTAAACGGATAACTAGTTATTCAGACTAGTCCACATGAGCAACCCATATCCCAAACCAAGATGGGATCTTGAAAATGATGTCCTTCGACTGGAGCAAATGATTATTGTCTACGAACAAGAAATCGAACAATTGAAAATTGAAAAGAAAGAGTTAAAACAAGAAATTAAATTTCTTAAAAGTCAACTTAATTATCTATCATTAGGTAATCCAAAGCAGGATGAGGAATAAATAAAGTTAAAATACTGTCGTAAAGATGAAGACATTTAAAGAGTTTATGCAAGAGAGTAGTCTCTCTAGGATACAAAGTAAATCCAAAAAAGGCATAGCTGTGATGTCTGCATCTAGGGGTGATAAATCTTCAAAGGAGAATAGGGAAAGAGGAAAACAATTAGATAAAGATATTCGTGGTAAATTTGGTAGAGGTGCTACCAAAGTTACAGGATCTTATTTGGAAAAGGGTGATGATGGTAAAGAAAGAAGAGTAAAAGAGAGAAGTCATGTAATAGATCGTGGTAAGATGGGTAAGAGAAAGTTTAAGAAAGAAGTTAAAAAATTAGGTAAGAAGTATGGACAAGACTCTGTATTGACTCAAACTAAAAAAACTGCTACACTATCAAGAACAAGAAAAGGTGGATTAGATAAAAAAGGACAGAACGTTGGTAGATTTAAACCACAAGGTAAAAATCCATACGGACAATCTCAAATTAAAGGAAAAACTTTTGCATATGGAGATTAAATGAACAAACCTTATGATGACTCCAATTGGAGAGAAGAATATAAAAGTTACACAAGTAACAAACGTTACCTTGATCTCTTAGAAAACGGACCTAAACAATTATCACAAGCATGGGTATTGGGTGCGTTGTATAATAAATGGAAAAAGATAAAAGGTTACGATAAATTAGACCCAGAAGAAAATACGGGTCAGTGTCAGTCCTCTTTTAAAGAGTGGGAAGACAAAATACAAACTGTCCATAAGGGGAACTAGTTCCCCTTTTTTCGTTTACAATAGATGTATCGAAAACAAATTACATCATGACCTTTGAGATTAAAATGACTCCAGAAGAAATCATTGATGGTTTGAGAAGCACATATGGTAAAGAGTTTACAGCAGCAGATGTTCGTGGATTCTGTGCTGCTAATGATATTGCGTATCAAACTGTTACTAAGAAAATCAAACAGTATTCTGTTGGTCGTGGTAAATGGAATCTGGAAGTTACCACAAAGGCAGTTGAGACTATTGAAAAATCTTTTAGTGCTCCTGCTGTGGAACCACATGTTCAACAAAATTTAGTTCCAGAACATGATGATACCTTTGTTAAGTTTGGTGCTTTCACTGACTTAAAAAGAATTCTTCAATCTAAACAGTTTTATCCTACATTTATTACAGGTTTATCTGGTAATGGTAAAACATTTAGCGTAGAACAAGCATGTGCTCAACTAAATAGGGAGTTAATACGAGTTAATATTACAATTGAAACCGACGAAGATGATCTTATTGGCGGGTTTCGTCTTATTGATGGTAATACTGTTTGGCATAACGGACCCGTCGTGGAAGCTCTTGAGAGGGGAGCTGTGTTGCTTTTAGATGAGATTGATTTAGCATCAAATAAAATACTTTGCTTACAACCAATTCTTGAGGGTAAAGGTTTATTCTTGAAAAAAATTGGTAAGTTTATCAATCCTAAGACAGGATTTAATGTGGTTGCTACTGCTAACACAAAAGGTAAGGGATCTGATGATGGTAGATTTATTGGAACTAATGTCCTTAATGAAGCATTTCTTGAGAGATTTCCTGTAACCTTTGAACAAGATTATCCATCACCAAAGATTGAGAAAAAAATTCTTGGTGGTATCTCTGCTCATCTTGGTGTTACTGATACAAACTTTATTGATCGTTTAGTTGATTGGGGTGATATTATTCGTAAAACATTTTATGACGGTGGTATTGAAGAAATCATTAGCACTCGTAGATTGGTTCATATTGTTCGTGCTTACAGCATCTTTAATGATAAAGCAAAAGCATTGCAGGTATGTATCAATCGTTTTGATGATGAAACTAAGCAATCATTTTTGGAATTGTATGATAAAGTTGATGGAGAGTTTGACTTGCAAAATGTTGGAGAATGATGTATGATTAACTCATGGAGCTTACTTTATGAAGAACTTTATGGAGATGATAAAATGAGTGAAGAAATTTTTAATGTAGGAGCAGGTAATACTGCTTCTGCATCTGATGATAATCTCAATATTAATATTGATAGTCTTTGTGAATCAATAACAATTGATACATCAAATTTTGATACTGTTGATTTTGATCTTACAGGTGTTACAGCAGCATCTGTCGATACTATTAATTTAAATGTACCAACACCTGGAATTGAACTAGATAATCCTAGAAAGTATAAAGAAGATGAGTCCATCAAAGCTCTTCAGGATTATATTTCTACCACTTATGGTGGACATTATACTTCTAAAGAGAATAATGTTCAGACACTTGATCTTATTGAATCGGTAGGAGATGCAGAATCATTCTGTCGTTCCAATGCAATCAAGTATCTAAGTCGATATGATAAGAAGGGACAAGCAAAACGTGATATACTAAAAGCATTACACTATACACTCCTACTTTATCACTTCAGTGGGCAATTAAATGAAAATCCGACCCGTGGTTATGAAACTTTCTGATAAAACATTATCATTTCTAAAAAACTTTTCAACTATCAATCAGTCAATACTCTTTAAGCAAGGAAGTAAACTTCGCACAATAAGTGTAATGAAGAATATTCTTGCAGAGGTAACTATTGATGAAGAATTTCCTAAAGATTTTGGTATCTACGATTTGAATCAATTTCTTAATGGAATGGGATTGCATCAAGATCCAGAACTTGACTTTGCTAATGAAGGTCATGTAATGATTAAAGAAGGAAGAATGCGTACAAAGTATTTCTTCGCTGATCCCAATGTCATTATCACTCCACCTGATAAAAATCTAGAACTTCCAACAGAGGACGTATCCTTTGAGTTGAGAACGGAGCAATTAGATAAATTACTAAAAGCTGCAGCGATATATCAACTTCCCGATTTATCCGTTGTTGGTGAAGCAGGTGTTGTTAAACTTTCGATTAAAGATAAGAAGAGTAGCACATCAACAGATTTTTCCATAGTTGTTGGTGAAACTGATAAGGTATTTTCTTTCAATTTTAAAATAGAAAATATTAAAATTTTACCAGGTACATATAACGTAGTGGTATCTTCTAAATT